CAAGTAGCCGTCACCGAGCATCTCGGGGACTGGTCCAAGGGGCGTTTCGATTGTGTTACCTGTCGGAATGTAGTGCTCGCCAATGACCGCGAGGCCGAACTGCATGGTTGCAAGCGTCGGGGTGATGATGCCGGTTTCCGGGTCGGCGGTTGCGTAGCCCATCGCCAGGGCAAATTGCTCGGCGCTTGGTTTGTCGGGGAATCTCAGGAGGTAGTCGGTCATGGCTGTGTGAGTTCGATGAGCTTTTCATCCGTCAAACGCACGGGGTAGTAGGCGATGCGGGCGATGGTGCCGTTGAGGTGTTGCGCAAAATCCCCTCTCGCCCCGATTGCAATTTGGGATTGCTCGATAAGTGGGATTGCATCCGTCGAAACTGATCCCCCATTGACGCAAATCGCCCTGCCAGCACCATTGTAGGCCGCTGCCAAAACGCACGAGACTCCAACAGACCCGCCCACTAGATTGTTTGATCCATCATACCAAGACGTCTGCCCGTTGTATTTGCCGATGGATTGAGGCCCCACTCCCGGGCCAAGGAAGATGCGTGGCGAATTTAGGATATTCTCCGAAGCGCACTCGATAACCCATGACCCCTCGCTCTGATTGTAAAAGCCCGCGAAGTCCGCGCCGGAGATGCTGCACACGTCCGCGCTGCGGGTGACAGGGGCGTCGCCGGTGGGGATGATGGAGGATAGGAAGCCATCTTCTAGTTGGAGTCCCCAGTAGTCCACAAAGGCAGCCGTTGTTCCCTCGCCGCCGTTGCATAAAATGTCGATTATTTGCAAACCATTTCCAGCATTAGAGGAATTGGTGACAGTGAACGAATATCTGGTTGGAGTCGAAGTTAGAACTATTTCCGGTGAAAAATTATCCATAACACCGCCATGCGTGTTTTTCAGTTTCATGGTCCCGGAGCCTGTTGCCCATACCGAAAAAGTAAAAGTCTTTGATGCTGTTCCGCCGACCAATACGTTACGCCCCGCCCCGAATCCAACGGTCCTCGCCATTCTTGTGATTCCGTCAGGAGCCAAAGGGGCGGTCGGCTCAGGTATGCCGGTGCTGGGATAGGCATAATTCGTCCTCTGTTCCTCCGCAAGATACCCGAGGCACTCGTGCGTGACGGGATCGTAGGTGATGCGGGGGGCATTGATCGCGGCAGTTTGGATGTCGCCTGACGAATCGACGTAGGTTCCCGCGCTGGCCCGCGAAACTGCGGGGGTCGGGCCGCGCGTGGACGCGAACGATCCGTTGACGGGTTCCCAGAGGAAGGTGGGGCGCACGCCGGAGCCTCCCAGCGCGCCGCTGCCCAGCAGCAGAGCGGAAGGCTGGATGAGCGGACGAATGAGCGGATTCGCGATCATCTCAGTTGACGCAAGGGGTGATGCCGATGACGAGCGCCGGAGTTGTCGAGCCGGTGACGGTGAGGGCGGGCTTGCCAGAATCGGGAAGCCTAACTTCCCATGCATCGCCGGAAGTGGCCGTCATGGCATCGCCGTTGGCGTCCCGGAATGGCAGGAAGTTTCCGGCTCCGTCATCGAATCCCGGGGTGACGGTTCCGCCGCCGAATGTTCCTGATACCCTGAACACGTATTTCTTTCCCTCTTGGAACTTTTGGAAAACATAAACGCCATCGGCGGTGATGCCGGTTGTGTAGTTGATCGCTGTCATTGGTGTGGTTGTGGTTGGTGGATTTGAAATTAGAGGATGGCGGTGACGATCCAGTTGACTCCGTTGGACATGACTTTGCACTTCGCGGAGCCGCCACCGGACACTGGCGATCCGACAGCGGGAGCGTTGGCATCGGTGACGAGCGCCTCAACCCATTGGTAATCGCTGGCCGGACCAATGCCAGAAACAGTCCGTGGCAACGAATACAGAAATCCGAAACCTGCTCCGACCATCCCGTCGCTCGAAAGGTAGGAGTTTACTATAACCTGGCCGGTAAATATCTGGTCTCCTCCAAAGTTATTTCCTCCAGCGAGATTCGCCTTGGTGTCGAGAGCGGTCTGAGTGGCGGTGCTGACCGGCTTGTTCGCATCGCTCGTGTTGTCCACGTTCTCCAATCCAAGCGCCGTCTTGTGACGATCCACTACCGTCGGCGAGGCGTAGCTGAAGTCCGCATTGGTCGTGTAGTTCTGAACCCCGTCGAGATTGGTATCGACCGCCCAGAATGGAACGCCGACTTCCACCTTGTTCTCCGAGACTCCGAAAATGAACAGAGTGATGGAGTCAACCAATCGGGTGACTGAAAATAGAGACCCAACATAGGATGAATCGGTGGCGAGGATGTTGAACACATCACCTGTTGAGCTACCGTAAGTGAGCGTCTGCGCGCCATTCCTCGTCATGAAATCATCATCCGTCATGGCGGCCTGGAACTGCGCCTTGGTCCCGGTGATGCCAACGATGCTGGTTTGATCCCCGGTGTTGCTGCCGGAAACGTTGCTGCATGTCAGAGTCCCGGAAACGACGAGGTTGCCGGTGATGCTTTGGTCACCGGTGAATTCGTTCCCGCCGTCGATGTTTGCCTTTCCCAATAGTCCGGCGGCGACATCGCTGGCGATCCGGATGGCCTTCTGAACGTGCATCGTGATCCAATCGAGGGCCTTCTCCAGAGTCTTCATTCCGAGTCGCTGGCCTTCCTCGAAAACGAACGGCTGCAGGATGGGTGCCGAGCGCCGGATCGTGATCGTGTGGGAGCTGTCCCATGCGGCGGTTGTCGTCAGCGTGCCGCCGTCCTCGTCGCCCTCCCCGGTGACCGTGAAGTCGGATGTCAGGTTGAGTTCGGTTTCAACGCCGTCCGCATCGATGACGAGAGCCTCGACGTGCTCCTGCTTGTAGAACAGGAAAGGCACCGCATAGGCGATCACCGATGAGTTGTTGCCAGCGTAGGAGACGGATGAGATTTCTGATGTGACGGCCATGGATTCGGGTTTCTAGTAACGGTTGATGGATGGTTTGGCGAGGCGTTTTTGATTTGGCGTGCGCCCTTCAGTGGGTGATGTCGTGGATAGTGTCCTTCGCGGACCTGCCGTAGTCCCAGAGCTGATCGATGATGCTCGCGCCAGCACCGGCCACGGGAATCATCGTGCCTTGGATGACTTTCGTGATCCGGGATTCATACCACGCGGCATCCTTGTGCGCGTGCTTATCGGAAAACAAATCCTTGAGCGCCTTGAATCCCTGATACGGCGAGGAAATCAGGCTGTTCGTGGTGTAGAATTTTCCGGTAGTCACGGACATCACCTCATCCATGATTTCAGACCCGAGGAAAATCCCCGAGAGCATCGGTCCGACCGTGATCGATGCCCCGAGATCGAGCAGATTCCAGTGTTTCGAGTCGAACCACTTGTCATCGTCGGGGTCTCGAATGTCTGAAATTGCGGCCGAGATCGCCCACATGAGCGGCGACATGATCAAATGGCTGGCGACCAGGACGCGCACGTCGTCGCGGGTCGCCTTGCCGGTGAACGTGTTTTTCCATGCCTCGATGGTGAGCATCGACTTTTGCCGAGCCTCAGACCGGAATGCGAACGTCGCGAGCTTGGTGAGCGGATTCATGCTCATTTCCATGAGCGACTTGTCCGCGACTTCCACTGGCTGTGTGATGCGGGAAATGATTTCCGCGGTCTTGTCGATGGCGGATGCTGCCGCCGCCTCGCTGGTCATCGTGCGCTTGGCGACTCGGAAATGATGATCAAAGATGACCGCCGCCGCCGCCGATGTTCCAATGGCATCCGCGTAGCCCATGCCCTTCATCCCGAATTTCAGGAAGTCGTCCCTCAGTCCCGGCTTGGTTGCGCCGGTGAGAATCGCCCGGAGTTCCGGCGATGAACCTTCGTTGATTCGGTTCTGGATGATGTCGCTTTTGAAAATAGCCTGATAGTCGATCTTCCCGCCTGCGAGCCGCGAATACCCCACGAGAACATCCTTCGCGTCCATCGCGTAGAACGGATTCACGAGAGCGCCGAACAGGTTCTTTACCGTGGCGGACAGCTTAAACGCCAGCGCTTGGTAAGTGACAGCCTTCGACACCGCCCGGACGAAGCTGCCGCTTCCTGCCACCGAAAGCCCGTTGCCTTCGATGGCTTTCAGGAACTGGGAAAGCTCCCGCGCCAAATCAGGTGATCTAGCTTCAAGCGCCTTCTTCATCTTGGGATCGCCGATGACCGCGCTCATTTCGCGGCAGACTTCGGCCAGTCCTTTCCAGTGCTCGGTTTGCGCGATGGTGTCGAAGTAGATGTCGAAGGCGTCCTGAACCTTGGTTTCCGCCGTGTGCTTCGTCCGCTGCTTCAGGAATTTTTGCTTCATGCCGCCCTCCATCACCTTGCCGCCATCCGGCGTCATGCCGGACTCGGTGCCGCGATTGAAGAACACGCCGCGCGAGTAGTTCTTCGTCTGGGTCAGATCGACGCCATACATCCGCGCCACGAGTGATCTGAGCGGTTCGAAGTTGCCCGCGTATTCGCTGGCGAGGAATCCCCGAAGTGACTTCGCGGCATCCGACAGTCCCGCTTCAAGTTCCGCTTGGAAGTCCTCGCCCATCCCGTGAAGCCGCATCCCTGGCTGATATTCCTCCTGCGCCCATGTCATGCTCAGGAAGATGCCTTCCGCTTCCGTCAGAGAGAGTGAATGAGACTTTCCGGGTTTGTCTCTTTCGAGTGTGAGGAACTCCCGCCCTTGGAATGTCTTGGTCCCGTCCTTCTTTTCGATTTCCGGGAGATTGTCGAATTGCTCGGTGAGCTTCGCCACTTCCTCGTCGCTCAGTCCAAGCGAAGATCGTTTCTCCGAATCGAAAAAGGTATCAATCGGCACCTTGATTTTCTCCGTCTGCATCGGCGCTACCGTCGCCTTGATGTTGCGCTCGGTGGACATCTCGGAAACCCGGTAACGAGCCTTGCGCCCTTTCAGTCCGGTTGCCGCCTCCCCCGCCGCCTGCCATCTCCGCTCGGCGGCGATACGCCCCGAAGTCGCTTGGCGGAATCCGTCGCGGGTCATCTTGCTCCACCGCTCCGCGATCTTGCTGCCCTTGCCGAATGTTTCCGCCAATAGCTGAGGGAATGACAGGCCGCGAAGGTAATTGGCATAGACCTTGCCGCCCATCGTCTTCGCTCGCTCGCGGGCGTCCAGAAGATCCCCGCCGTCAGGATTGCCGAGATTATCAATCCCTGAATTCGTGAGATCGCGGACACCGCGAAGCCGCGATTCCTCCGTGATCCGCCACTTGTTCCGGTGGGTGTCGAAAACCGCCTGCCCGGCGCTCATCGCCGCGGCCATTTCGGCGGCGGACTTGTCCTTGAAGTTTCCGAACGTCGAGAGAATCTGGTAGTCCTCGCCAAGCCTGACAAGCTCGTCGATGTCATCTTGATCCGTGGAGGCAATCTCCTTGTCGAGCGCGTCCTGCGCGGACTCCACTTCCTTGTCACTCATGCCGACGACTTCCTTCACCTTGTCGAAATACCGGTGGCCTTCCGCGCCCAGCTTGCCCCTTGGCTTCTTTCCGGATTCGCGAACCGCTTCCGCCCGATCCATGAGCGAATCCAGCATCTTGCCGTATTCCTTTTTCAGGTAGTTCTCGACCACTTGATCCGCCTTGGCGATGCGATCGGTCAGGAACTTCAGTCGAGCCTCATCGGTCCCGAGCGTGGCGAGCTGGGTGTATCCGCCGATCCTTCCGCGCTCTGCAATCGGCAATGCGGAGATGATTCCGTCAAGCATCGCCATCGCCCGCAGAAGCTTGGCCTTGGGCGAGTAGTTCGCACTCTCTTCCTTGAGTCTCGCGGCCTTCCACTGCGCGGCCTCAGACTTGGCTTGCTGGCGGGCGGCTTGGAGTTCTTCCTTTGCCTTGACCATATGCTCCTTCATCCGGGCAACCGAGTTCTGCTCGCGCTCCAATGCCTTCCACATCGCATCTGGCGTCGGCTCCTTGATGATGCCGGCGTCGAACATCTCTTGCGCCGCTTGGTCAGGTGTCAGGTTGCCGCCGAACACCGTCCTCGAAACATTCCCCGATCCATCGTAGTCCCCTTGCTTCTTCGCATCGAAGAAATTCTCGCCGCGTGATGCCGCCTGACTGGATGACATGAGCCGCCCGCGCAATGGGTCAACCGATCCATCGGCGCGGGTGACGGAAAGCAGCTCGTGCGCCCGCTGCGCCTTCACCTTGACGAGATCATCATCGTTCAGGAGATCGCCATATTTCGCATGAACCTGATCATCCAGTTCCGCGCGCCGGGCCGCTTCACGAAATGCCGACTCCTTGTTGATCGAGGCCTTGGACCGTGGATCTTCGATGGCTTTGCGCGTGAAGCTCTTGCCGAATGCCACGCCAATCTCGTCCTTGACGCGAGACAACTGGGCCATATTGGCGGCGATCCTATCCATGATCGCCCGCTTCTGCTTAGGGTCTTTGATGCGTGAGATTGCCTCGTCGGCCAGCGCATCGGACATGCGGGCGGGGCCGAGGGAGAAAGATGCTCTATCTTCTCGATCCAATAAATTAGAATCGTCTTCCATCTCCAAAAGCTCAATCGAACGGTCCAGCCAGTCAGCTTCGAAGCCGTCTTGTTTTGCCTCCTTCAGCGCCAAAAGCTGATCTTCTTCACGGGTGTTGTTCGCGAATCCATAAGCATCAACCACGATGTTTGACGGGTTTTCCTGCCACCATTCTCCCAGCGCGTTGATGTCGATTGAGACGATTGGAACGGAATCCAATTCAGCCTCAACCGCTGCCGCCAGCCGGTGGCTTCCTGTCAGCGCCTGATACCCTCCATTCCCATCGTCGATAGCCAGTAGCGGCCTTCCTACCCATTTCCCATTTTCAGCATAAATCTTTGCAACTGCTTCCACCTGATCGGGCGCTTCAACTTTGTTGCGCGGTTCCACCCGTTGAGGGTTTGCTGAATCAGTTTCCTCAATGTTTTCGCCGCGTCGGGCGGCAATAGAAAACGCCCCGCCGTTCAGAATCTCCCCGGCATGTTCCACAGCCGCCGCATCGTGCTCGTCCTGCTGATCCAGGCCGAAGAGCTTCGACGTGAATGCTTCGATGTCCGCTTCCTTCAGATGTCCACTCCTGATGGCTTGGCGCATCTCAACCGCACGATGAAGCGTGATTCCGAAGAAATCCCGCACGGTATCGGCGAACGCCTTGAATGTCTTCGCCCCAGCGTGCCGCTTGGCGATCGCGGTGAGGTTTTTTGAAACCATCCCGGTCGGGTATCCGGTCTTCTTGCGATTCTTCAGGACAAGCGTCTCCATCAATTTGGAGACCCCCTCTTGCAGTTGGACGTTGGAAACCTCGCCAGTCGCCGGGATGAAGTGGCGTTTCTCATCGGAGAATCTGGACTGGATGCCACGGATCGTTTCGATCGTTCCTTCCTTCGTGAGTCGCCCGGACGCGATGGCCTCCTCGAAAAATCCATGTGCCTCTTCATGGAACACGGTCAGCACGCTGCCGCTGCCGGTGATCTTGTTCACCGTGTTGCGGACCTTCTGCTTAAACTCGGTCACTGACTGGCCAAGGATCGACCCGGTGAAAATTCCGCCTTTCGCCTTCGATTGGGCGAGGATTCGCGCCTCGTCCTTCGGAGTGAGTTCCATGTCGGAGATTACCTCCTCGTCATTGGCCGTGAACTTGCCTTTCTGGCCAGGCGTGAACTCAAACCCGGTATTACGGTTCTCGTTGTCGTGGTGGGTGGTCATCTCGCCCGCCTGAAGCATCGTCGCAAGGAATGCCGTCTGATCGGCGTTGTTCTCGTCGATGGCCGATGAATGCTCCGCAGCAAGGCGAAGCGCCCCGGCGATGTCCTTTTCCCTGCCAATCTCCTTGCCGGTCTCGCCGTCTCGCACTGACCAGCCATCCGCCGTGCGCGTGAACGATGGGAGAACTCCGGAAAGTTGCGCGGCCTGCGCATCTTTCTTCTGAGCTTCGACTTGGGCATCCAGTTCGGCGATCGCCGCTTTCGCTTCATCGCTCTCGGGAACCCTCAAATCGTCTTGCGCCGAGATGGCCTCGGCACCGGAATTCAATCCTTTCGCGATTCCCTCGCGGATGGCGCCGACCGATTCGCTGGTGTAGCCAACCGACTTCAATTGGAGATCGCTGGCCTCGGCAAATGCCTTCACGCGGGCATCATGACCACCGGCCCCGGCGACTCCAAAGAGCGCCAGCGGTAGGATTTGCACGAACGTATCGATGTTTTCCTGAATGCTTGGCATCAGGTCAACTCCGGTATCTTTTTTGAAGCCGTTGCCAACTTCCCACACCGCCGCATCGATGTAGTTCTGAGCGACTTCCAGACCACCCTCCTCGATTCCACCGGCCACGAAGCGAGCGGCACCACGGGCCAGCGGATTGGCAAGCTTGTCCATTGCCCCGGTCAGCGCCTTGTCGAGAAACGGCATCTTTCCGCGAAGTAGGCGAGACCCGAGCATTTCCGAGACGGTCTCAAGGGCCGCTCCCACCGGTGCCGCACTAGTGGCGAATTCCGATGCTTTCTCGTAGCTGATTCCTGCTTCCTGCTGGGCTTGAAGCATGCTCTGATAGTGGTTTTCCGTGAGGCTGGAGAACAACGCCGCGCCCGTGTAGGGGTTGGATGCGGCAAACGAAGTCGCAAGCACCCCCGGTGTGCCGTAAGCGACGGTCTCCCCGAGCTTGCCCCACCATCCGCTGGAAATCTTCTTCACCGGGTCATAGGTGCCTTCTTGGAGGTTCTGCACCTTCTGGACGAAGTCGGCTTGGCTGCGGTATTTCGTTTCCGCCGCCTTCCTTTCGGTTGCCATTTGTTCTCGCTCCTTCTTTCCGAGGAATGCCCCGCCGCCCATGAAATCCTCGCTGCCTCGGCCAAGCGATACCGCTCCCGTTTTCGACTGCTGAGCGAGCGTCTCCCAGTCGCGCCCGGTGCTCTTGGCGATGTTCGCGAAGAACGCGGGCTTCTCATCCTTGGGGATCGACGCGGCCATCGACGCCAGCGCGCCCATGAAGTTTTCCCGCTGATCGGCAGGGAGCTTGTCGTAAATCTCGAATGCCGTCTGGCGGGTGGACTTCTTCGCCATCTCCTTTGCCGTTTCCGTGAAGCCGTCTGGATTCGCCGTAAAGATGTCAGAGGCAAGGCCCTTGGCGACGCCGACAACCTTCCCGGCTCCCTCACTGTCCTTCCAACCCTTCCACACGGCGGCAAGCTCGTCCCTGAATGGCTCCATGCGTGCCTTGGCCTCGCGCTGGGTGTCGTTCCACGCTTCGAGGTAGTCCGCATCATTGTTGGCCTTGTAGCCGGGATGCTTCTGCGCTTCCTCGCGCCATGATTGGAACGTCGCCGACTGCTCGCCAATCGCGCCGGTGGTGACCGACTTCGCGGCTTCCTCGCCAATCCCGCTGAAAAGCTCCTTCGTGTTCTTGCGGTCGGTGGCAGACTTCACAATCTCAGCGTGGAATGCTTCCTCGCTGTCCGCGCCTTTGCCTTCGAACAGCTTGTAGGCGACTTCCTGCCGGAATAGATCGCGGTTCAGGCCGGGCGGAATTGGCTCGCCGTCATTCGCGAGCTGAAGGAATGAGTCATTCGTCGCCAGCATCTGGCCTTCCTTGGTCGTGCGGGCGAATGTCAGATCCTTGCCCTTGTAGAAGGTGTCAGGATCGAGAGCGGACTTGTCGATGCTGTCGGACGCCTTCTGCTGCCACTCGGTCACCGACTTTTGATAATTGGCCTCCTCCTGATCCAGTGGATCGACGGGCGGAATCGTTCCCGCAGGTGGGGTGATCGGAGTCGGTTCGGCGAGCGTGTTGTCGAGCGTGTCGGTGGGTGTCATCGGACGTTGTAGGCTTCGTATTCCCCGGTGTTCCGGTTGTAAGTTTTATCGACATGCCATCCTTTGATGGCGCGTCCGTCGAGCGAATGGACTCCCTTGGGGGAATACACGTCGATGCGCCCGGTCAGCGGCTTGCCATTGTATTCGGTGGCCGTGCGGTCCATCCATCGGCCTTTGATCGTGCCGCCGCCCGCAACGTCCAGAGTCACCATGTCGCCGGGGCTGATTCCCGCCTGCCTCAGTAGCGCCTCCTCATCGGGAGATGCGGCGAAGTCGCCCTCCTTCATCTTGTTCGGGGTGTCTTTACCGGCGCGGATGTCGGCAGCTTCGGAGTCACTGACCCATGCGCCGATGCCATGCTTGGAGTTGTTGTCGGGGGTGGAGTCGCCCGGGTATCCGAACGACGTGATCCTCACGCCGGTCGTCGCCCGCGTTGGCTTGCTTCCGATGTTTCCCGTGGATGCCTGAACCCTCACGTGCTCGCCGGATAGGCTGAAGATCTTCGAGTTGATCTCGTCGGGCGAGGCATCCGGATTTGCCTTGTGCCACTCGTCGTAGTCCATCAGCGCCTTGCCGTATCGGGTATTCGATTCGACTGCTCGTTGAGCAAGATCGCGCTGGGTCTCTGGAGAAACATATCCCACGTCGTCTTTTCCGCGCATGATTGCCTCTGACGCGGCCTGATCGAATTGACTGGCTGTGATTTTCGCTGAATCACGCTGATTCCAACCCGGAGCGAGTGACCGGAAGGCATCCAATTGGGCCGCAACTTTCCGCTCGGCATTAGTGCGGGTGTCGCCGGGCTTGGCTTCCTTCTGATACGGAGCATTGGCCACCATGTGAGCGACATCCTTTGACAGTCCAAGCGATTCGAGCTTGGCCTCGTCACCAAGGAACCCGGCGTTCATCAGGAACTTGGTTGGCATCGGGTCCGCCTTGGGATTCACCTCCCCGAAGCGCCCATGATCGAACGCCGCTTGCATCGCCTTCTTGCCGATGTCGAACTTGCTGGTGAGGGAATCCGTCTTGTCCTTGCGAACCGCATCGATCTGCTTCGAAAGCTCTTCCTTGGCAGCGCCGGGAGGAAGCGTGCGGATCAGCGAATCCATCTCGACGAACTGCTCGTCGAATCCCTTCGCTCGCGGGTTGTAGCGCGAGAGCATCGTTTGCACCTTGGCCACGGTCTTCTGCTGGTATTCCGGAAGGGCCCGCATCGTCTTCAGCTTGTCGTCGGTCCGCTCTGCCAGATCGATCTTCATCCGCTCCAGCACCGCGGGAGAAACCTTCTCCTTGTAGTTGCGATCGATCTGCTCGGGAGTGGTGATCTTGCCATCGGCCATCAGGTTCTGCGAGTTCTCCCACGCGTCGGCCATCGACCGCTTGTATTCAGATCGCGCCGCATCCTTCAGGTTCTCGCGCTGGGCTGGGTTGATGTTCTTGAAGTTCTTCCATGTGCCGTCCTCGTTCTTCTCATCGAGCATCTTCTGCGATTGAAGCGGGGACGCCGTGATCTGCGAACGAATCCCGGCGACTTCCGCGTTCGTGTTCGATTCCATCTCCACCCGGTCAGCCTCCGCGCTCGGCACGATGTTTCTGAGTTGGGAAATCCCCCGTTGGCGCATCTCTTCGTTGCCGGTTGTCTCGCCCATCTGGATCAGGTTCCCGGCGGCGATCTTGGCATTCTGAATCCCGGCGATGGTTGATGTCCTCGCCACGTCGAACCCGCCTTTCAAGGTCAACTCTTTGGCGCGGTCGGTGATGTGCAATTGCTCCATCGGCGACATCCCATCCCGCTGGTATTTCGCTTGGAATGCCTGGGCTTTCTCATTCCACCCCTGCACCGCTTGCTCGGGCGTGAGGTTCGGATTCTTGAGCATCTCCGTCTGGTAATCCTGATGGAGTTGCGCGAAATCAATCTCCATGTTCGCGGCATCGCGCTGAACCTGAAGCTCCTTGTTCTTGTTGAGAATCGCGATTCCCTTCTCGCCCGCGTTGGCGATTGCCTCGCCCACGCCTCCTAGCGCCTGCCACGGTGCGGCCGCGGCTTGCGGGCTTCCTTCGGCTCCGACGTTGAATGCTCTGACGAGTCCTTTGCCTGGTAGTTCCATGATGGTGATGAGGTGTTAAATCGTGCCGCGATAGCGCATCGACGAGACGCTTTGCATGGAGGATGACGCGCCGTTGATGAGTGATCCAATCGCGCCGATCTGTCCGGCCTTGGCGGCTTGATTTCCCTGCCAGCGGTCCATTCCCGCCTGATTCCCGTAGGCGGCTTGCTTGGCTTGGCCCTCGCGGAACATGTCGAGCGTCTGAAGCTCCAGTTCGGAGGATGCGGCTCCCAGCGCATCGAGGGACGATCCCTGCGACTGGCTGATTCCGGAACCTGCCATCTGTGACCGGATCGCGGAAAGCTGCCGGCGGTTCATGTCGCGCTGGCGCTTGGCGTTTTCCTGAGCAACGTCGGCCTCGCCGGTCGCCTGTTGTTCGGCGACCTTGGCGTTGTATTCGCCCATCTGTTGCTGTGCCTTACCTTGCTGGTAGGACGAGTATGCGGAGATGCCCGCACCAACCAAGCTGGCAGCTACTGACGCGATCGCGATTGTTTCTAGGCCCATATTAGATCCCTTTCATTTTTGTTAAATTACGTGCTTCCAAGATTTCCGTGGGCAACGGGCGGACCAATCGATTCACTTGCACAAACTGCTTGGTGCCAACCTCAAATCCCATCCATTTCGCTCCTTTGATCATTGCGGGAGATCCGACGGTTCCGAGCAACAGGCAATGGCCACTGGATCGCATGATGATGTCGATTCCGTCCTGAAGAGCACGCAGAGCCGACTTCGCCTCGCTCATGGACAATCCTGGCCTCGTGCACATCCCGTGCATGAATCCTACATGATTCGAGTTGCACAAGAACACGGCACCGAAGGCGGATGGCTCGCCGTCCAGCATGACGAGGCACGATGACGGCGGAATCATAGACTCCGGCAACGGCTCTCCCCCATGCGACTGCCACCAGCTTTCCAGAAGCGGATAATCGGACGGTTCGTAATGTCGGATCGTGAGGCTCATTGGTTATCGCCGAAAACGTTGAACTTGGGAACCACCGCCAGAACCTTGAACGGCATCGGCAGGTCTTGTTTCAGGACGAAAGATGCGTCGAGTTCGTGGCGGGAGTCGAGTTTATGCAGCATCGGCCCGGTGAAAAGTGACGGCGCGTTGATGTCGCCGGTGTCGTAGAACCGGATGGCGTCGAATTGACCGTTCAGACGATCCGACACCTTGCAGCCGTAGGAGTCCTTGAAGTAGATCACGAGTTCATGAATCCGCTTCTCGCGTGAGACGCTGGTTCCGTTCTGCATGCCCACTTCGAGCGCCATCGGCTCAAGGATCGATTCAAAGGAAAGCCCGGCGCAAACGTTGGTGAACTCGGTCGGGTCGCCTTCCTGGTCGAACTGGATCGCGCCACCGGCCACCACCCGCGAGGGAAGGACCGCGCCATTTGCCACCACCTGCACGGTCTCGCCTTCAAGGTGATCGAGGCCGGTCATCTGGGAAATCTCGCCGGGGTTGATCAGCGTCACGCCAGAATCGACGAAAAAGATCAGGTTATCCGTCGCCAGAGGCTCCCATACGTCCCCCCAATCAGCTCCCGATTCCGGCCGCGTGGCTTCGGTGGGAACGTGATCCGCCGTGCAGATGTAGTTCTTGCCGTTCGATGAGACGAGATCGCTGACGTGATAGCCACCTTGGGCCGGGCCATCCCAGTAACTCGCCCACGAGATTCCCTCTCCGGGGACGTTGCTCGCTTCCGGCGTGTGATCCACGAGCGCGGTGTAGGTCCGGCCTTCCCGTGAGACGATGTCGCCTTCAGCGTAGGTGTCAGCCGCTCGATACAAGATCGGCGATGCCATGGGCGCGAGAAGCTCCCAGTAATCCGTCCAACTGGTGCCGGTTCCGGGACCGGTCACCGTGCCGTCTCCGATGGCGTGATCCAGAATGCAAACGTAGATGCCGCTCGATCGATACGCGCAATTCCCCGGATGATACTCGTATGTGACATTCGTCGCGGCGAATTCCCACGCCGAGACAGTCGTGGCGAATAGCCCGCCGTCAGGTGGATAGACGAAGCTCGATGCCAGCATGTCGGGGCTGCTGGCGTCAGTCGTGAATGGCTCGGAGGGAATGACGACATCATCCACGTCCACGACCCAATCCGTGAAGTTCTTTACCGGCACAAGCTCAGCGTAGGACACGTAAAGGTAGCTCCAGACGGCAACGCCGAAGGTGTCGGGGAAAAGCAAATCCCACGGTTGATCCAGGAAGAACCCATCCGGCTTGAACCGCTCGACGTAGCGAACGACCTGCCCGTTGATCGTCCGGCGGACCACCGCCCACAGTTGATCGGCTTCGCCCTCCACGGATTTGACGGCCACACTCTCAAATCCATCCGATGCCGGATTGCCGGTGACGTGGCGATGCCATCCCGAGATGTTTTGCGCCTTGTCGTAGGTTAGGGCGATCAGATCGCCGCCCTTGGTCACACACCACAGGATGCTTTCAGGCTGCGTCTGGTAGGCGGTATCGATGATTCCCTGACCGGTGATGTGCTCTGCCAGCAACGTGAGATCGGATGTCACGTAGCCATCGGCCTCGAAGTTGTAGGACATCTCCCGCAAGACCTTCCCGCCGCGCTGGACGAACAGCACCGATGAATCGAGGAGCTGAGGCTTCAGGTAATCCGAGCCATTCCCCGAGTGCCGGCGGGCGCGGACGTTCGTCGGGGTGATCGTCGATTCCTGCTTGTTCGACGAAATCACCCATTCGTCCCCCGATGTGCCGATGAGCAGCGACTTCTGCGAGATCAGCCATTGAATGTCGTTCTGTTGGCCGGAAACGATCGTGTGCGACCACGAGTCGGCATCCTCCACGCCGGGTTGAAATTTCTCGTAATCATCGACTGCCGATCCCCATACGGTTTGCGGCCGGTATGCATTGCCACCGAACACCAGCCGCTGTTCGTGCGCGGCAACCGTCCTGGGGAATCCGCGCTCAGTGCTCCATGCGCCTTCGCGCCAATAGCTCGTCGATCCCGACTGCACCGGATTCACTACCACCGCCCGCGCTTCCGATGACGAGGCGATGTCCGTCAGCTTCACGAGGCCGGTGATGAATGCGCCGGACGCTTCAAGAACCGCCTTCGGGTTGCTCGATCCGTCCGCGCCGTGGTTCCATTTGAGCCGCATCTGCACGCGGTCAGGCTCTTCGCCGCCGGCCGAATAGTTGGCATCGGCCGAACTGGTGAAATTCCTGATCGTTTCCCATCCGCTGCCGCTGTTGCGCTGGATTTGGAAGGTTCCCGTCCACGTCCCCCGGGTGGTGATGTTCCATGCGCCCTGAACGATCAGGGTGGAAGAGACGTGGCCGTTGTTGCCCGATGTCGCGGCAAGTGAGACCTCGAACTGGTTGGCCGCCCGCTCGTGCGACAGTTCGAGATACCCGCCGCGGTGGCCTTCCGTGAAGAAGCTGAATGACGAGGTGATAGTGATGTTCGCGCCCACTTCGCCCGCCGCGCTCGTGGTCATCTTTTGCGAGCGAATCAGGTTCTGCTCGAGCATCGCCGGATACGAGAAATCGACCGGCAGAAGCTCCCATTCGTTGTGGCTGATTCTGGCCAGCTTGTGGACCGGGTAGAGAGGATGTGCGAGATATGCCACATTGTTGATCTGGGCCATCTGCACGCCCCACAGGTGATCGATCGCATACGGCGATTCCACCTCGTAGGGATCGGCCCCATCCATCACCAGCCCGTCGCGGAAATAGAACCTTAGTTTACCCGCGCTCATTTCGAGGACGTATCCGCTGGCGATGGACGCTTGGAACCGGAACAACCGGGAGACCCCGGGAGCCGTCGCCGTGTAGGACAGGCCAGCACGTCGGCGCACGCCACCATACGGCGTGATGAGCATGTTCTGGAGCGTCCGGCAGCCGGAGCGGTATTTCTCAAGATCGCTCCGGAGGTGGATCAGCGGGGAGAGTTCGCCCGCGTTGAATGATGGGATGAGTGATACGATTGACATAGACGGAAGGGATTTTAGGTGAGACCATATCCCTGATGAAGATCAGTGACATTGAAACAGGAAGCCGGTTCGGAAGACTTGTTGTTGTGGCTTTTGAAAAACGGAAAGACGCCGCAGGTAACACAAGGACATTCCTCGCGTGTGCCTGCGACTGCGGAAAAGCTCATTCCGTTTACATCGGGAACATCGGACACGGAAAAACGATGTCCTGCGGATGTGATCGATATGCCAAAAGCTCCGAGGCGAGCACAAAACTGGTTGATGGTCTGAAATCCAAAGATCACCCGCTTTACGCCACTTGGAAGGGGATGAAGGCCAGAACATCCAATCCCAAGCATCCCGCTTTCCCATGTTATGGAGGAAGAGGAATCAAGGTCTGCAAAAGGTGGCAAGATCGCTTCGCGGTATTCGCCAGCGACATGGGCGCACGACCAGAAGGTTCCAGCATCGACAGGATCAACAACGATGGAGACTACTGCCCAGAAAACTGCCGATGGGCGCACCCTGTTGAGCAGGCGAATAATTCTCGGCACAATATTATTCTCCAATGCAGAGGGATGAGCATGACTGTCTCCCAATGGTCGGAGCGCCTTAATATCGGAAGGCATACGATCAGCGCGAGGCTTCGTCGTGGATGGGATATTGAAAAGGCGCTGTTTCATGAGGTTGACTCAAAGTATCGGCATCTTACCTGAAGGAGCCGGTGCGGCGAGCGCGGTTCATGAAGGATTTTGCCATCAGCTCGCGAACCGGGTGGTTCAGGCTGGAGTTGATCGGAGAGGCATTGAGCGTCATCGCCCGGGGGAGGACCACTCGCTCGTATTCCTGCCGTAGTTCGGACTGCTTCGAGTCGGAGCCGGTCAGGGATCGAGCGCATTTCATCGCCAGCAGCATGGCAATCGACTCGACCAGCAGAGGGTCGAACACCGTGGTGTCGGTCTCCCGGCGGATGTATTCGATGATGATCGTTTCCGGCATCTCGTCATCGATGAGGCCGCGCCCGATCAGCAGCGTCTTGCCTTGCACATCGAAATACTCGCGGGGAGTCCATGCGTTCGCTCCTTCGATTTCGATCAGCCGTAGGAAGTCGGCGGGGAGTTGATAGGCCGCGTGCCACTTGTAGAGCGGGGCGTCTGCCAGCTTCGAGAGTGCCTCCTGCTTCTTGGCACAGCTCCAGCGGGCGGATTGAAGGGCCTCGTCGCGGGCTTGGGCGAAGTTGACCGCGCATGTCCGGGAAACCTTGTCCCCGGTGTCCTCGATGGAGCTGATGCGGGATTCTCCAAGATGCTGGAGCGCGAGATTTGCGATGTCGGTTTCTGATGGCATGGCGATTTAAAAGTTGAGGGGGGATCGGGGACACAACCCAATCCCCCCTCGGGTTTTCCGTTACTGAGGAAGTAACGGTTAGCTTTGGACCGAGTAGGCGATCACGAAGCGGACCTTCGCACCGGCCGTGGGGGCGGTGATGGTGCCGAGGGTTGCGATCAACCACATTTCCTTCGTGGTGGTGTAGCCAGCGAGTCCGGCAGGCCGTGCGGCATACAGGAAGTCGAAGGCACCTCCAGCGGAGATGTCCACGCCGCCGGAATAGCGATCGTCATCGTCAGGAGTGGTGATGCCATCGACGGACAGATCACCAATCTTGGAGATGTTGAACGCGGTGCCGGGGTCTTCGGCAATGATCTTGCACAGGTGCGGGAGCAACACGGCGTTCGCTGGCAACTTGCAGATGCGGATGATGTCGGCGGCTGCTTCGTCGGTTCCAGCGGTCAGCGTGTAGATCGCCTCCTTGTAGGTGATATCGCCAGTCACCTTGATGCCGGGCGAGCGGCTCCAAGTGTTGGCGGCGACTCCAGCGAGGTCTTCGGTGGAACGGTCGGTGTAGAGAATAGCCATGATGATTTGTTCTTTTTGGTGGTTGGGGGCGGCGGGCCAGCGTGATGCCAGCCCGCCTATGATTGGTTAGGGCGATTCGTCCGCGTAGACGGCAACGACCTTTTCCTCTTCCGTCCGGGTTGCGCCGTGGCGTCCCTTGGTGCGGATTTGGAGCGTTTCGTTGAGGTCATCACGGATGATGATCTTCGTGCTCATGCCGTTGTTGGAGAACGCGATGCCGGACGAGACAAACGCGATGCAAGTGCGGATGTCGGTTGCGGGATCGAGCGCCAGCAACTGCGTGCGGATGAACGTGAAGCCCATGAACTGGTTCACCTCGCCGTTGACGAGTGCCTTCACGTCCGCATAGCGGCTGTTGGACACCTGATCGACGTTGATGAGCAGGTCATCGAGCTGTTGCTGGGTGACGAGGAAGATCATCTTGTCTCCCATGACGCCGGTCTTGTTCTGGCCGGCGGCTTCGTTCTTCCCGAGGATGGACTTCGCCTTGATGATCTTGGCGAGAGTCAGGCCCGAGTTGGAACCGGTAGAACCGTGGATGTAGTTGACCGGTACCTTCTGGCCGTTGCCCAGGTCAACCGCTTCGTCGCCGTCCTCGCCAATGTAGGCGGTGCCGGTGGCTGCTTCGATGACGGCTTCGTCATAGGCGCGCTGGAAGGCGTAGGCGTGGGAGATCACCACCGCAGAGCGCGGGGAGGTGACATCACCGAGAAGCTCGGCGTCCCATTCGTCTTCGTGGTAAACCTCATCGTATGACCGGAGCGAGAGCTTGCGCTTCGCATACGGAGTGTTCGACGGGATGGTTTTCCCCGAGCGGGTGGTGATGAGGCGAGCTTTGGACTTGCCGATGAAGTTGAGCAGCTTGCGCTTGCCCTTGACGGTTTCCTGACGGACGAGGCTGTAAACACGGCCCTCCGATTGTTGGACGAGATGCTGCCAGTTCGCGTCGAACTGGTCGGTGTAGAATTGGTCGATGGTGAGATCGGGCATTGTTTTGAGTGGTGAATTTGGTGGATTCACTCCCCTTGCTGGGTCTCAAAACGATGAAACCCGGAGAGCGGTTTAGGCTTCCGGGCTTGTGCTGTGCGGTGATCGGCTCTGGTGGCCGGCCTCGCTCAAGTGGTCCGTGGACGGACGAGCGATAGCACCGATGAGAGTCGCACGTCAAATCCTTTCGGATTGGTGAAACAAAAACCCCGCCCGGATTTCTCCAGGCGGGGTTGGCCCTCAGATGTGGCCGGTTGGGGTAGGTGTGGAAAGTGGTATCGCTGCCCGGATTTGAACCGGGTTGGTCGGCTTATGAGACCGATGACTGGCCATTTGTCTTCAGCGGTGAGAAACGATTGCCGTATCACCGGGAGCACGTCAAATCAAAAACGCCCGCCTCCACAGGGTGAAGACGGGCGCGGATTATCGGGATATTGCGATACTGCGATAAATCGCAACTCAACCCGCCCGCATCCAGTTGCGGACTTGGTTGTTCACGTCCTCGTCGCCCGCCCAGTATTTCGTATACATCGGGTTCTGAGGGTTGTTGATGACATCGGATGCGCGGGCCTTCAGTCCTCCGGTGCTGTTCAGGTCGGAACCTTTCACCAGCGTATCTTCGGACATCGCGGCACCGGCACGGGCCAGCGTCATGACGAATCGGGCATTCCTGAACAGGGGATCGCTCTTCACCTCTTCGGGCGAGAACCCGAATGTCAGCGCGGCCCGCTCGGCCAAGGCGTTCTTCTTCACGGCTTCGGGGCCATTGCCCCATTCCTTCGTCAGAATCTCCTTCTGCTTCGTGAACTCCTGGGCCTCGATTGCCTGCGCTTGCTCTGCCGACCCGGAGACTGACTTTGCAGCGCGTCCAAGGTCGAACTCCTGGAGCTTGGCAACCTGCTGGGGAGTCAGGCCAAGTCCATGGGCGAACGTGGCGAACTCCTTCAACTCGGCTTCATCGACCTTCACGCCTTCCGGCAGATTCTCGGGAACTTTCAGGCCGTATCCGTCCGGTGAGTCTGGCACGCCGAGGCGCTTCAGGACCGGTGCCCACGCTTCCTTGGGAGCATCAGCGCCCGGGATCACGACGGCATCCGCCTTTTGCCCGAGGAGCTGCTGAAGGTTGAGCGTGTGCTGGAGCGCCTGCAACGGGTCGGCATACTTCGAGAAGTGTTTGCCGTGCTCCTTCAGGTTCTCGGGAAGCTTGTCCTGATAGCCTGCAACGAACTTGCCGTCGTCACCGATCAGCGTCCGGAAGTCGAACGCGCCACCCCCCGGAGCTGGCGATTGCGAACCTTGCGCCGCCGGTGCCGCCGGTGCTTGGGGATTGGGCGCGGAGGAAAGCAAAGATACGCCACCACCAGAATCGGCGGGAGAACCGCCGCCACCGCCAAGATCGTCTCCACCTTCATTTCGTAAAATATTGAATTGTTTGATCATGCGCGGGGTGGGTTATGCGTTCCAATCCATGTCCTCGCCAAGTCCACGGTTGGACTCAAGCTTTTCGGTCATGTGGGTTTTGCGGGTGGCCATGTCGGCGTCACGGTAGCCCACCACTTCGTCAATGCCGCTGGTCGGGTTGGTCTTGATGACTGGCACCTTGCCCTTGCCCTTCACGCCGAACACGACGGCGAACCTGTCAGGGCGAAACTTGCGGAGCCATTCGACATAGGCTGGCGTCTTGTCACCGAACTGAGGGTTCTTCTTCGGCGGTTCCTCGCAGCCTGTTTGCTGGGCGAATTCCACGTCGTCTTGATAGGCCTTGCGGGCTTTCGCGGCTTCCTCCTGTGCCTCCTTGGCGATTCCCTTGTTGTCGGCGGCTTCCTGTTCGGCAGGGGTCAGCTTCTTCTGCGGAGCTTTCTCCTTGGTTTCCCCCTTCGTGTCCTCGGCCTCCTGTTCGTCGGACTTCTCGCGAAGCCAGCGGGTGACGGATGCCTGATATTTCTTGGCCTCCGGTTTCAAGGTGAGCTTGAAGTCTTCGAGCGTGCCGATCTCTTCTCCCTTGCGGAAGATCTTGCCGGAATCGTCGATCATGTAGGGTTCATCGGTATTGTTCATGGTGTCTTTTGGTTGGTGTCTTCTTTCTCTCCGATGAGCCTTTCGCCCATCGAAATCTTGTGTTGGATGCCCCAGATCACGGAGCGCTGTCCAAGCCAGTGGTGGATTGGATGATCCTTGTCCTGGTCAACCGGCCCTGCCTGATCCCATCCGATGTCACGCTTCAGGGTTTCGAGTAACAGCTTGCCGTCAGCGGTCTTGAAAAGGCGGGTGAATGCCCGGCACTCGATGCGGGCTTGGCGCTTCAGGTTCTTCTGAAGGTCATCGTCTTCGTCGGAGTCGGTCAGATCGATCATGCGGCTTTACCTCCCATCGCGGATGCCACGGCGTTGATTTGTTCGGGCTTGAGCTTCGATGCGGCGGTGACTCCCTGAGAAGCCATCTCCATCTGCTGCTGCTGTGCCATCGCCTCTTGCTCGGCCTGCATGGCCTGCGTGTATTCCTCCTCGGATGCCATCCATTCTTCCGGCACTCCGAAGTTGCGGCCGAGGCCCTTTGCGGCGCTCTGGATCTTGACGACGTGGCGAACGCTCGGATCGATGGCGAGCATCGGCTGAAGCGATTCGAGAAGCGACATGAATCCGGACGATTGAAGCGATCGGATAGCCAGAGCCACGCGGGAAGTGAACATGATGCGAGGTGGCCTCACGTGCGCCCCTTCGCGATCCATGGCGACCACAGACGGCGGCGGCTCCGGGAAGCGCATTTGCTTCATGTAGATGCGGAAGACCCGTTGAAGCAGCGGGGTTTGCCACTCGGTCTGAACGCGGGTGGTGGTGGGGGAGAACAGAATCAGCTTCTCGCTTGCCCGCTCCCAGACTTCGGCCCGGGTCATCTGCTTGTCGAGCTGGGAGAACATCTTGAACAGGTCGTAGTGATACGCGTCCTTGATCTCCTTTTCCCGTCGAGCAAGGCGCTCAAGACCGGCGTTCATGTCCGAGGTTCCCACGCCCCACGTCTCGGGCTTCGCGTTCTGGAACGGGTTGTAGATCGTCACTTCGCCCGGTCCCATGCCGACGTTCCCTTCAAGCGTGGAAGGGATCAGCATGCGAGGATACAGCGCGATCTCGGCCATGCCGTCCATCAGGCGTTCAAGCATGTTGAGTTGCTTCGCCGCCGGTAGTGCCTGCCAGCCTGGGCACCATCCATAAACCTCGCTGCCCCACTTCAGGTATCGGCTCGCGAGGTAGGGATTCGAATCATACCCGCTCTCCCGGAGCATGTGCTTCTCACCGGGAATGAACCAGCACGAGGCCACGCCCATGTTGAGCGAATCCAGCTTCAGCGTGTCGCGATCCTCACGCGGATAGACCGCATGCACGGTCACAAACTTCTCGGCGTAGCGCCTCTTCGGGTCTTTCAGGGCGTCAGCGACCTTCTTGGGAAGTCTGTCATCTCCGAACTCTTGGGCGAGCTGTTGGGCGGTCATCTCGCGCTCGCGGAAAGTGGTGTCCACCATCTTCTCGGAGTTCTCGGCGATCGAGTAGGTGCCGCACGGGACCGCGTCGAAGATCAGGCCTGACGGTGATGTCATCGACTCCTCGCAATAGATCAGGCCGGTGCCGAATCCGCAGCGATCAAGACACGCTTCGTGCGCTTCGGTGTAGAAATTGCTGTTCGCCAGCCCAGCAAGCATGATCTCGGAGCATTTCGAATACCACTGGTAGGCGGAATCATCGCCACCATCGGGCGGCTCGGCCTGGAACCACTTTTCATTGACCGGAAAAAGGTAGCTCATCGTCCCGCCGGCCAACGTCATGTTGCACTCGACGGCGGTCGTGTTGTAGAGCCTCGATTCCTTGTCGCCGCTGGGCGTGGTGTTCTTCGTGGTGATCTCGGCCTTTCGCGGGGAAACCACGTCGCCCAATTCTTGCGCCCAGCTGTCCCATGTGCTTCTAGCAGCTTTCAGCGCGTCATTCCTTTGAACTAATTCTTCTATGTCGGCGGGCATGGCGGTATCAGCCCAAAAGGGACTTGGTTCCGGGTTGGTCGGCGGTGCCGAGAAGTGACTTCGGCTTCACGGTGGAAGCGTAGCCGGTGCGGTTGGCGGCATCTCGGCGGGCGCTCTCACCTTCCTTGGCGATCATCCGGGACGAATCGCGCACAGGCGGCGGGGGTGGTGCCGGTGCCGGTGGTCCGCCGCCCTTGTGGAGACGTGAGAGCTTGCCGTTTGGCCCGATCAAATCGGGGGTGAAGTGGGGTCCGTTGAAATCGTGCATCGCCGTTTGAGTGATTGGTAGGAATAGAATCGCAAGATGTTGCGTCGTTCGAACGAGCACCATGTGACAGGTTTGTGGGGGAAAGTAAAGAATTCCGAGAGATCGCCCGCCGCAAGGTAGATGTGAAGGCAGTCGCGGCGCGATGGGTTGAGATCGTTGCACCAAGGATTGACGATGTCCTGCGTCGGCCAACTACTGCCGACGTATCGCGCCATGATGAACGCGGTCGGCGTGGAAATGACGATTCCGTGGAGCAAGTGAGCCTCCAAATCGGAGCGGAAGGTGCGGGCGCACGGCTCGCGTTCATAGACGGCGGCGGCTTGTTCAGCGGGGTTCATTTGTAGCTCGCTGGCAGTGGTTTCCCGAGTTCCTTCCGGTCGTGCTTCCGCTTGATCGCGTGATCCATGATTGCCCGGTGCTCGTTGCGGATCACTAGCCCGACGATCACCCGCTTGGATTGGCTGTCCTTCCCGTTGCTGGCAAATCCGAAGGGGATTTTGGCCGCACGAGCGGTAAGCATGAGCCTGCTTCCGAGATGGATGTAGCACCCGGCGGGAGCGGATTCGGTGGAGATGTCGATGTCTGGATTGCGTTGCATGGTGTGTGTCATTTGGTGTGAAATCTCAAGCCGTCCAACTCCCCGCCAATTACCTCCCATATTGGCTGATGGAGGCACGCGTCGAATGCGATCTTCGAGACCTTCGTTCCAGCTCTGATCGTCATCATCTGCCGGTCGGTTTGATTGGGGCCAATGTGAATAATGACAGGCGTGTCATCGGGTACTGCCAGCGGTTCGGATCTCATGTTCGTATCTTCCTATCGTTTGATTCCTGTTACCCGGATCTTCCGGAAGTTGATTGCGCCCCCGCGTGAGACCGTGGGATTGTCGTCGAAGTCGTCATCGACCATGCGAGGGCCGTGTTTTGTGATAGTCACCTTGTGGCCGCTGTGGCTTCGTGAGGCATTGTCGGGGATCATCCCTGCCTGTTCCGCCTCCGCGATGTATCCGAACGCATCCGCATCGTGAGACGCCCAGTCGTGGTTGATCTCGCTGCGGATCGTGGCGCTCGTTTTCTCGGTCTTGCGGTGATACGCCTCCAGCGAAACCAGCAGTTCGACCGTCGTGGACAGCCTGAAATGGATGTTCGGGAACATCCCCCACATCCGGTTGATCCGGCGCTCGATGTCGTTGGTCCGAGGAATTACGCACACGTTTTGAAGCCCTGCCGATGCCAACTCCTCGACGAATGAAAGGCCTCCCGGGAGCTTGCTTGCAGCGTCATGCGGCAGGCAGTGGTTCCCATACGAATACCCTTTGGCCATCATGTGCGCCACGCGCTCGCCGGTCGTGAACCTTAGCCCTTTGTCATGATCGACGATGTAAAGCCGAATCCCCACGCGCTGGAAATAGACGACGCTCGTGTTCTCGGGCGATCCAAGATCCCAGCACGTGTGAACCAGCGCGGACTTGTCGGGGTTGAACTCAACAACGCGCCCTTCCGACTCGGCCTCAGAAACCTCCTTGGCATAGATCGCACCGGGCCTGCCAATGTTCGGGTTGCACTCGAATTCCTGTTGGTAAACGTCATCGGCGATGCCTTTCCGCAGGTCCGCAAGCTCGGATTCGGGGATGATCCCTGAGTCTGAAGCCTTAAGGAGAAGAGTGAACCAATCCGGATCGCGAGCCGCGTTCACGTATCGCTTCCACTGGCCTTTCTTGCCCTTGATCGTGCCGATCCATGTCGCCCATCCCTTATAATCGGAGAGGCATGGACGGATAACGGACGGCCATGCGTTCGGGTCGATGTCCTCAGGCTCGTCGATCACCACTCCATCAAAATAGATGCCCCGCATCCGCTCGTATGAGTCGCCGGAATAGATTCGGATCGTCACCCCGTCGATCAGAGTCACCTTGAGTTCCGCCTCGTTGATTTGCATCCCTGGGATTTGGTGGGTGAAACGCTTCAGGTAAGGCCAGCAGATGTCTTTGCCCTGTTCTCGGGTGGGGGCGACATAGGCATAGCGCATCGGCGGGCCGGGCCTTTTTTTGGTCATCGCCCGATAAATCAGGTCCTGAACGCAAGCCATCGTCTTCCCTGCCCGCCGATGGGCGACAATGCACGACCAACGATGATCTCGCTCAAGATACGGCCTGAATGCGTTCCTTGGCCGGATGACCAGCTTGATCTCATTCATGGCGCGCAAATTCCGAATGGGTCTGCGCTCTCATCTCGTGAATGGCGGCTTCCGCGTCGGCAAGGTTTTTGAAATACTTCGTGCGAGACTTCCCTTTGATCGTCACCTTCGCAGTCCATAGCCGGTCCCGATTGTGCCAACCAATGCCTTTTTTCCCTAGACGTTTATCCGCGCGAGTCTTCTGGTTGCACTGCTGCTGGGATCTGCTGGCAATCCGAAGATTCTCGATCCTGTTGTCCGTCTTGATCCCGTTCTTGTGGTCGATTTCTCCATCCGGGAAACTTCCATTCTCGAAAAGCCAAGCGAGCCGATGCGCGAGATGCCCCTTTCCGCAGATTCGGATCGAAATGTATCCGGCGTTGTGATGCGTTCCCGCCACGCTCCCGGCCTTAGCTTTTCCTCGGTTCACGAGCCACGTGAAAATTCCGGTATCTGCCGAATATGAAAGAATGTCGGTGAATGTGTTCATTTGGTGTCTCCACCAATCTCTACCACGACGTTTGCTTGGATGGAAGCGGAAACATCCAGCTTGTCGCCGTAGTCCTTCGGGAACCATTTCGACAGCAGCTTCAAGTCGGTATCGATGATGAGCTTGTCCCGGAGGTAATCGCCGGTGCTGTCACCTCTCCCGCGTGCGGTTTCCCTCGCGTTGTTGGCGATCGCATGGCCACCGTCCCGCCTCGCGCGCGCGATGGATTCGGAAAACTTTGGGTTATTCTGAGTCCAGTCCCAAACCGCAGTCACTCCCGGCATGTGCTCATCCCGGCAGATTGCGGCGAGCGGCTCACCCTTTGACAGCCTCGCGCAGATCTCGTCTGCAAGCTCCGGCGTGAACTTCGAAGGACGCCCCCGCTTGCGCTTCGGAGTAGCGGTCTTTTTGCTCAATGGTCGTTTTGCAGGCATGGTCTGAAAATTCTATAACATGGCGGTCAAGCCTGATCGTTCGGCGGCCCGAACGGGCGGGATGTCATCACTGGCTCCAAAATCGGAATTTCAGCGGAGTTCTCAGAAAACGGCACAGGGATCAGTTCGCCGCCGCAGTATTGGCACCAGAGCGCCTTGTTTTCCTTCGGTCCGCCATCGTTGAAATCGAAGCATTGTCCGCATTCGGTGTCCCATCGTCCCTCGGTATCTTCGCGCCATTGGCAGGTTTTGGTGTTCATCGTTGGAATTTGGGCTTGGAGGTTGTCGCGGCTCAGTATCCCGGCTTTTTCTGCGGACCGCTGGATTTCTTTTTCCTGTCAACGAATCCGTGCATGAATCGCACGGTCTCGGGGTCGAACACGAGGCAGATTTTTTTCCCGGTGTTCCCGTTGTGGCGATCCTTCGCCAGCAAAATGTGGTAGTGCTGCCCGAAGTTTTCGGCCTGCTTGTCCCGCTCTTGCTCGATCACGAGATAGCCGTCGCAGTCCTCGAAAGCGACCACTCCGTGCTTGGTGTCGCCCCTCTCGTTGATCTGTGACAGCAGCAGGATCGAAATCCCGAGTTCACCGGCGATCTCGAAAATGGCGCCTGATATTTCGGTGATCTCTGCCTCGCGGCTATCCGCCTTGCACCGGATCTTTTGAAGGTAGTCGATGGCGATGACTTTCACGCCGTTCTCGCGGACCATTTTCCGGATCATCGCCAGCAGCGTGCGAAGCTGGGAATTGTGGGGCTTGCGGATGTGGATCGGAGCGGCGGAAAGCTCTCTGTTCGCCCGGTTGACGGCTCGCATGAACCCCTCGTTGACCGGCGGGCAGTTGTTTTCCCGGGCGTATGTGAGCGGGTCCATGAACGCTTGGGAAGGGATTCGTGAGACTTGGATGATTTTCCGGTCCATTGAATCCCGCTCGCGCATCTCGTAATTGATTTCACCCACCGGGATTCCATCCAATGCCTGGGTGGTGATGATTTGCGAACTGAGAACCGATTTGCCGCCGCCCGAATAGGCCCCGATGATGATCACCCGCCCCGGATGTAGCCCGCGCAGGTATTCGTCGATTTCCGGGATCGTCTCGATTCCCATCGCCTTTTCATTGCCCCTCACACGCGCCTCATAGGCGGCGAACGACTCGATGATCGTCTGCTTGGTCGAAAGTGTCGGCCTCGCGGCGCAGAGGGCATCGTGGATGGCCGTAATCGGCCCGCTGGCGGCTTCCACTACATCGGACACGTCATCCTCGAACGCGGCCCTCACAAGCTCCTTGCCGGCCGCAATGGCGAGCCGCTTGGCGAGGTATTGGTTGAGTCGCTCGACGTGGAACGGAAGATCGCGCTGGAAGGATGCCCGGTTCATGAGGTCCGCGAATCCGCTGACCCCTCCAACCTTGTCGATTCCGACGACCCGGTTAATCTCGTCGAGCAGCGTGGCCACGTCTGTGACGTCGAATCCGCGCTGGTCGTAGAGGTGGCGGGCAAACTTGAATGCCGTGCGCGTGTCTGGAAGGTGGAAGTGGTCTTCGGTGATGTGGGGGAAATCGTCGAATGTCCTCGGGTGGTTCAGGAAGCACGAGACCACGTCTTTTTCGTGCGTGACGCTGTGCGGGATCGCGTAGTGGGTGGGAATGTGGATGATGTCGGTGCTCATGATCTTGGCAGGTGGGGGTTCTTGTTGAAGAAATCGCGGGCGGCGATGAGTTGCGCGGACCAGTTTTGGAGAAGTCCCTTTACGCTCCGGTTCCGGTATCCATTGTTGTCCTCGATCTCGTAGGCGTAGAACTCGCGGATGAGCTTGATTTCGCTGTGGGTTGGCTCCAGCCGCTTGAGTAATTGGCTTTCAAGCGTGGTCCACACGATCTCCTCAGGTGCCCCGAAGCACGCCCCGATCATGTCCATTTCGGGGGTCTTGTTCTTGATCCTGGTCGTCATCGGATTGAACCGGGCTTTCTTCTTCGGTTCCGAAGGTTCTTCAAAAACGAACAGTGACGGATCATCGTTGTTCCCTTGTTCCCTTGTTCCCTTGTTGGTTAGTGGTTCTTGGTTGGTTCCTTGATGGTTCTTTGTTGGTTCTTTTGTTGGTTCTTTTGTTGGCGTGGAAATGGTGTAAATCGCTTGTGGCAATAGGGTTGCGATGGTTCCCTTGTTGGTTCCTTGGATGGTCACGAAGCCGCGGGCAGTTAGTCTTCTGATGGAGAGCCTATAAGCCTGCCTGCTGGCGATTCCCGCCTTCCTGAAATCGCCCACAAACGCCTGGCCATACCGAAGGCCGGTCACCGGACATGGATCTTCCTGAAATCTCGCCCTCGCCGCAATCAAGGTGAGGAGACAGAAGCCCTTTGGGTCTTCCTCCAACAAGGCGAAAAGCTCGTCCGATCGATGGAGCGCGAACCAGCTCATGGGACGCTCGCTCTCTCACCGTCTCTCTTTTTCTGCTCAACGACCGCATTCAACAACCAATCCAGCGCCCCTGAATTTTTGTCGTGAAGCCCTATTTCCGCCCCGATGTTGAAAAGCGAATTTTCAAAATCCTCCATTTTTCCTATCCCGAGAAATCCGATTGAGTCCTCCCATGACGTCCCTCCCCACTCGGTCCCATCCTCATGGTCATCTTCCCAATTTTTGATCGAATCGTGACGATATTTGTGGCACGTTGTGCACAGTGTGGATAGTGACCATGTCGGATACATCCAGCATTTTCGCCCGGTGACGTAGTATTCATGATGGACGTTCAGCGTGGTTTTTTTTGATCCGCAATCTTGGCATTCGAATCCGTCCCTTGCCATCACGATGAGCCGTAACTTCTGCCATCTTGGGTCCAGCCTGTCCTCTGCGTATGTGGTTTTCTTCATTGTTGAAACAAAAAACCCCCGCGCCGCTCGCTACCCGTTGAAGCCCCTGGAATGAAACAGGGCGGGTAGAAAGCAGCGCGGAGGTTGTTTATTGGTGTGGTCATTCTCAAAAATGTCAAGCGGGCTTCAATCCGTGATTCCTGACATGAAGGTTCTATTGACTGTCCGAACGACCGTCAATCGTTTTCCATCTTTTCCGCGACCGCCGTGGCAAGCTGGATTTTCATCTTGCTGAGGAGGTTGGCGGTCCCGAGGAGTAGATCGCGCAGATCGCTCCCTGGAGGGATTTCGCTGGCGGCGATTTCAAGAAGCTGGATGGTGCTTAGTTCGCCGTCCTTCACGGCCTTGGATAGTTTGGGTGTGTTCATGGTCAAAAGAGGGTGGGTTGGGATTCGCTTTGCCGGATTTTCGCGGCCTCGAAGGCCGCTTTGATCGTCTCGTAAGGACTCGTCAGCTTGTGCTTCGCCCGGTCGGCGGGCTTGAAGTGAAGCGCGGTGAACGCCAGCACTGTCCAGCCTGCCGCCTGAGCGCTGTTGAGCTTCTCGCAGTCATTCGTCAGACCTTTGATCGTGGAGTGGCCAGAAACGCCCTTGCCGACGAATCCGGCGTGCCCGTGGTATTCGACCGCAATCATCTTTGATGGCAGGCAGTAGTCGAATCGCCACATCCGCACCGGGTGGAATCGATGCTCCACGGCGATCATATCGGCCGGCACGAAGCCGCGCAGGATCAGAAGGATCTCGTCCTTGTTGGCTTGGCCGGGTTTCTTTTTTGGAGAGGTCATGCGTGTTTGCGGAAAGGGATGACGACCTGACCTTCGGGCGCGGACGTTCCGAGCTTTGTGAATGGATCCGGCGTTCCCTTGCCAGCCATCAGCATGGACGTAAAATCCCGCACAGTCGTGAGATACCCGCCGCGGGTGTTCCGAGAGTGCCCTCCGCCAAACTCGCCGCCTCAAAAGCCGCAAGCACTTGCTCAAGTGTTTTGAATTTCATGGGATTGATCTTTCGAGTTTGGTGTTATGGGCACTCCGGGGTTCCTATAATTCTCTGTTCACCCAATAGCACCGATGAAGCCCGGCTTGGTGGTGCGAGCCAGGACGTCGGCAATGGTTTCTTCCACATCGGGCGTTTCTTCATCCCGCCATTGATCTTCGGGACTCATCGTTTCCACGGAGTCGTCATCGGTGTTCCAACCTTCACCCGTTTCGGCGACGTAAATGTCGATGGCTTCCTTGGCGGTGTGAGCGGCGTAGATTTCGCAGTCGTTTATTTTGTAGGCGTTCATTGTGTTTCGTTGGTTTCTGGTGATTCAAAGAGGGTGAACAAGGCGTGGGTCCCGATGGGAATAAGCTCTCCAATCGCTCGGCTCGCTCCCTCCATTGGTCGCGGGATTTCATCATGGCGTCGTAGGCTTCGAGTTCGTTCGGTGTCATTTTGCTTTTCAGTTGCTCCCACGGGAGCGTTTAGGCGTTCGAGGGGCTGACGGGCGGGGCGAGTTCGACCCGGTATTTCAGAGCCGTCCCCTTTGCCCAGTCTTCCACGTAACGCCACGTTTTGTGCTCGCCGGGATCTTCCGTGAGTTTCCGCTCGATTACGGACCAGTCCCGGAGATGTGAGAGCGCTTCGACTAGGTCGGGATTTTTCTTGGGTCGTTTCATTTTCGGAGAGGGTGGCGGATGCGTAGTTCGGTTTTCGAAGCCCGAGCCTAACCTTACGGTTTCGGCCATCCGCCGTTGTGTTGTTTTTGTATCGGAGATTTTTGGTAGTTAGGCCCTCGAACAAGGAGTGGGTGGCAACCGCGAGGACGTCGGTTAGCTTTCGGGTGTCGGTGGCGCGGTTGCCACCACAGAGGCGTTCTGTGTAGGAGGTTCTGGTAGTGGCATCCAATAAGTCGGGTGCCATACACGGAATCCATCCGTCCACTCGTCAGGGAGTTCTTGGTCTTTGTCCTCGGGGTTTGAGTCGAAGATAAGTATTCCTGTTTCGCCGGTATCCGATTCGTAGCAGATCAACCATGTCACACCGTCGTGCGGCGCCGTTTCCATCGGTCGCCACACAGAACCAGCCGCCGCATCCGATGGGCATAAGCTTCTCAGTCGCAATCCGCACCTAGGGCAGTCGGCCCCTTCTTCAATTCCAACGGTTCCACATGTTTCACAGTCCATTGTTTTGCTTTTCATTTGCGCCCACGGATGGGCTTGGTTCGTTGTGCCGAAGTAATTTGCCGAGCGTCATACCGGACGATGGCTCGCAGCTAGGCAGTTCGCCCGCGCCGCATTCAGGGCACTGGAAGTTGTCCCAGCATCCAGTCCATGAGACACGGCAGGTGTCGCAAGTCATGTGGCGAGCCGCCCACATTTCGCAGGCCGCGAAGTCGCCAAGGTAGCGATACTCCGGAAGAGGCACAACAAGCCGTGGCTGACCAACCGGCAATTTCGTTTCAGTTTCACTCATGGGCGCTCCTTTCGCTACCGGTGGCAGCACATTTTACGTTAGCCACAGAGAAAAGACCCCCAGGCTTCACTGGCCATCCGAAGATCGCGTGCTCGGCGGTGTAGCCAGCTTCCCGGAGTGCGGCGTGCATCCGGGTGTGGCGTGCCAGGACATGCTGGAACGCGCCGTTCGAGATTTCCCCGGCCATGTATTCCTTGTGAGCGGATGAGAGATTCGCCCCAAGGTCGATGCAGCACATCGCGGCGATGTCGGCCACGCGTTGCAGGGCTAACAAGTCGTGGGTGGCAACCCCCACCAAGTCTTTCTCTTCGGCTACGGGTTGCAGTGATTCGGATGCAGGATGGTCTATCATTGTTTTATTGTGGTTCGGGTGGGGTTGCCACCACTTGGACGTTCTCGTAATTCATCCACATGCGCTCCACGCGCGGAACGGAGCCTTTCTGGCCGTTCGCGGTGGTGTGTTTCGTGTCCGATCTCCACGCGGAGTAGAGACCTTCGTAGAGGCTCGACGGGTAGCCACTGATCGCAACCTTGCCCTTCACCTGCTGCAGCATCCAAGCGAGCTGGCGATGGCATTCCGTGGTCATCTCATGGACGTAGCCCTTGCCGCCCGCGCTTCGCGTTTCCGCGAGGTAAGGCGGATCCACATAGAAGAATGTGTCCGGGCCGTCAAATTTCGGGATGAGCTTCCGCCAGTCGAGGTTTTCGATCGTGACGCCTGAGAGACGATTCGCGGCAACCGCGATCGCTGCAGGGACGCCAGCCCATTCGCGGGCGTAGCTTTTCCCGGCCCGGATGTCACGGCTTCGGAATCCATTCGAGTCCGTTGGGTCCATGCTGCAGGTGCCGTGTCCCAGGAAGCAGCGGACCACGAACTGCCGCGCAGCTTCTACCGGATCCTCGGATCCAAGATAGCTCCCTTCGAACTCATCGCGGGAGAAGGGTGTAA